ATATAGTATAAAACCGCTCTACTATAGACTATCTACTATATTTCTACCCATGTAGTTGCGAGTGCTACCCCTACAACATCTCCGTACTCTGTCTCCCCTGAATCATCGCAGACAGTAAACTCTAGCTCATCTTCAATAAGTCCAGTCCACCCGTGTATTGGAGTAGCTTTATCTATCATATTAAATCCATCGCCTAAAGAAACTGCAACACCATCTCTTTGCAGAGCCGAGGCAAGAGCTCTTCGTACTAGATCGTTTTCTAAATCAACATGATCAAAAGTGTAATAAACAGTAGATGATGTGAGATGTTCATTGTAGCCATTTCCACCCCACTCAGACCAAAGATGCTGGCCATGTCTTTCGTCTTTAATTGTAACTCCTTAGTTGGGATCTTCTTCTGTACTATCTAGAGGAACCTCAAAAGTTTCTTGAAACAGTTCTTTCATAAAATACACTTCATCTGTAAGCTTTAGTTCGAATATCCCTGCAATAGTCAATTTCCCACACATAACGCAAACCTCAACGCTCCCACTGTTTACCTTATCTGGGATATCTACCCCTTTAAGGCGCATAAGGATCTTACCACTATCATCCACACTCTCTGGCTCCCACTTGGTGTGGTTTTCTAGCCAGCATGATTCACACACTGGCATAGGACTTATGACAGGCTCTGCGGCCATCTTTTCCTACCTTCAAGTAGATCTGTATGGCTCAAGTCTACTCTTATTGCTCGGAAGCAATCTTTCCAACTTCATAGCCGCAGCCAGCATAACCTGCAATATCAATCCAAGTATCTGGCTGAAAACCAGACCCGTGAGCAAAGCGTGCCATTTTAAGGCCAACCATCATCATTGCAACCTGCTCGTTTGTTATATCCTGCCCAAGGATTACAGACCAGATCTTTGCAGTCCGTGAAAAATTTTCTTCTGGACCACCATAGCTGGTGTTCCTATCTTGAGTGGTAATTTTAGCTGCTTCTCTAAGAGCTTCAACACGGTACGGCGTGTCTGTAACTTGTTTAAGATACTCATTTTCATTAGTCATGCGTGTTTCTCAATCTGGCGGAAAGTTCTCCAGTAAAAATTGGAAGGCTAACTCCATCATCAGAGCTTTCATATACTGTTATCTCGTAGTTTAACTTATCTTTCACCTCTTCTAATTCAATTTCAAAAAAATTAGAAAGCTTTTTTTCTGCTTCAGATATAAGACCTTTGTATGTAGTTGCTTTTACTAAGGATTTTACATGAACAGTTTTCATTATGGAACTCTTTTCTCTAGTTGTTGTGGAGTGTAATGGAATCCCTCTAGTAGAGGCTCCTTACCGTCTGTTGTTTTTACAATAATGTCACCGTATCGAATACTAACAATCTTGCCACGGCGACCGTTGTGGATCTTACCTTTTTCACCATCAAAAGCATTCCACTTAACACGAACCTCATCTGCGACTACAAGATCTCCCGCTTGAGCTGGAGTCCAGTTCTCGTTTTTGTTTTCTTTTACAATGGCATGGCCAAGAGCAATCTTGCTAAAGAGCTCAACTACCTGACTTAGGTTTGTTTGATCTTTAGTTGGATCTGGATCTGTGTTTTTAATTTCAGTCCAAGTATTGAGGAGCTTAATGACGGAATCGCCAACCACCCTTTTAGTCTTGTTGTCTGTGAGTTGTTGCTTAACCCAGTTCATATCTACTTCTGGCATCTTAATGTCCTTTCTGACAGATGTGCCTAGATTACTAACAGTAAGCTCTGGTTGTCCAGTGCTTCTACTGTTTTTTGCAAAGATTCCTCCCGTGAGGGAGTTGCATCTCTGTAAAAATCTTTCTGACTTTGTGCCACGATAAGCCGCTGACTCGGGCTCATCTCTTCCACTGTTGAAGGTAAAAACGCCCATTCTGCTCCTACCCAAGATGTATGACGCCAATCAGTAACTACAGGGATACCAACCGCAATCGATTGAGATATCGCTATAGACCACCAAGGGTCGTTGTTTTTGTATGTACTAATCAAAGTTCCCATAGAGTTTTCTATGCGACTTAGAATCTCGTTGCTCTTATCATACTTATGAAGTCGTATGGGCAGCACTTCTGAAGTTAAACTCTTGACAACTTTTTTAGTCCAATCACTTTTTGGTGCATCAGCACACCAGTAGTTACCTTGTGAAGGCTCCATACGATCTACAGAGGTGTCAATAAGCTCTCTGTCATAGCAAATACCAATCACATCTTCAGTTTGAATGTTCTTGATCGAGTCGGAAACAATTTCTCTAGAAAACCATGGCATACTCGGAACAATAACTTTGCCCCACTGTTCGGTATAGAGATGATGAAGAAAACGATAGATTGGCTCAGCGTACTTTTTCTCCTGAGCCTCTAAATAATTATCTCTACGTCCATAGAAAGGCTTAAAAAGTTTTTCTGGATTGTCATTGCAATCTCTAATTCCAGACCATATCCAATATGGATCTGGTGCATCGATAAGAAGTTTAAGTTTACCGAGTTCTTTTGCTTGGCTAGCTACCCAAAGTCCGCCATATACATAGTTAGCTGACATGCTATGAGGCGAAGCAAGACCTACTACTATCAAATCATATTGATCTAAATATTCTTTGCTCATACTGAGCTGTGGTTTTTCCCAAGTAACATCACATTGGAGTTCATCTAAAGCATTCTTAAATAGTCCAGTAAAAGTAGACAGGCGATTGTTTACATTCTCAGAGCACTGAGATGCTGTAAACCCTGTAACTAATACCTTCATTTTATTTCCTTAGAATTAGTAGAGAGCCACCCAACGTTTGTTGGGTAGCCCCCCACAATTGTTTTATTAGAACGGAGCAGACGGTGCTGCTGGAGCAGGAGCTGGAGCTGCTGCTACTGGTGCGGGAGCAGGAGCTGGTGCTGCTGCAGGAGGTGGAGATGCTGGTGCTGGTGCTGCTGCCTGAGCAGGAGCTGCAGTATCACCTTGCATTGCTGCAATAGTTGCTGCACTTGGAAAATAGTTACGGATTTCGTTCTTTTTAGCACCGTTATACAAACGGCTACCAATCTGTGCACGGAATCTGCGACCAGTTAGAGTCGCTTCAATCTGTGCGTTAGTTGGGTTTGTATCGAAGTAGTTACGACCAATACCCATTGCGTGAAACTTTTTAAACAACATACCAAGTGCTGCAGGACTGTCTGGTGTTACAACCAAGTTATCCCATACAAGACGCTTGTTGTAAGGTCCACCTTCAACCTGTGCCTTTAGCTTGAACATTGTCTTACCAGACTGTGATGTTGTTGCAGTTGCTTCTACTACCAATAGATCAAAATCACCATCAGGTAGTGGTTCGTAACTGCCAGTTTCACCAGCATCCTTAATTAAGTCAGACCAATTTTTGGTACTCACCTATTATCCTTCTTTCTCTGTTGTTGTTTCAGCTGCTGCGGCCGCCGCTGCTGCTTGTCTCTGTCCGAAAACAATGTCTAACATTCTTTCGATAGAGAGGTTTTCTTGCTCAACCACTTTTCCAAGGCGTCCCTGTACTCGCTCACCAGCTTCATGTTGATTTGTCCTCTCAACATACATACGGCGAACCTTGTAAGGCGGTTGTGTTGGATCTGGATTGTGACGTTCCTCAACGGTAATCGCACCCAGAATGTCGTAGAAGTAAGGAGCTTGAATTGCAAGCTGACCTTGTAGGTATGGACGATAACGACCATCCTTATCAAGACGAGCCATTGCAGTTAGAACTACTGCTTCTAATGGATTTGTTGCATGCATTGTTAGGTCACGCAGATCACGCAAGAGTCCACCCATATGGCGAAGAAGTTCTCCCCATTGTTGTTGTGTCATCTGGTTAACACCTGCAATGTTCTCCAAGCATTTAACTTGAAGTTCAGATACAGAGTCAATGATCAGACTCTTAAATTGATGCTTACCTAGTTGTAGCCATTGGTATGTCTTAAGAACAGTGTCATAGTCACGAACTGTGACAACACATGTATCCCAAGTTCCATCAGCTACTGGTGGCTCCTCACGAAGAGGATCCCAATACTTAACGATGATAGGGAGGAAGCGGTGTCCGCCCTCAACATCGAGCATTAGGCGTGGATAAGGCGCTGTGACAGCAAAACTGGATTTACCAACCTTACTCTCTCCATACACCATAACTGTAAGAGAACGTTGAATATCGCTCATACGTCACTCACTTCCTTTTTTGTCGGTTTCGTAATACGCATAAGGATCTGCTTCCTCATACGAATCGCTAAGTGCTTGTTCAGCGGCGCTTCCGTCATCGAACATTGGGCATATAGCGAAAAATTGGCACTTCCATTTGCAATCACGAGTCGGTGTTGGATATGCAACAAATGAATGATCTGAACCTGTGTCTAAAGCTCTACGGACATTCATAAGATCGGTGATTGTTCCGTGGATTCTATTCCAGAAAGAACGCATTGTAAATACATTGTGATGAACTTCTACTTGATCATAAAAAGGTGGGCGAGCAGTTGCTGTGCGCTTTACTTTTTTAAGAAGCGTAAATAATCCACCATCCGAGCGATGCTCTTCATCAGCCTTTGTAGCCTCAAGAAGCATATAGGTCATAACCTGCTCATTCATATGAGCAAGGTTTCCAAAGTCTCCTAGAGATCCTCCTACGGTTTTAAAGTCACGGAACATACGAACCCCGTCAACCTTACGACGAACACGCATATCAAGCTTTCCTTGTAATTCAACTTCCCCGTTAAACAATGGAGCAATAATTGTTTCTTCTGTAGAGATCATCTCCAGCTCTGCATCAATCCCTTCTTCTGATACCCACTGCTCATACCCTTCAAGCATTATGCGACCCATCTCTGCTTCCGCTTCAAGGTTTGATACATCTAGAAAGCTAGCGAGAAGAACTTCTTTATCTACTAACACAAGTTTTGAGTGTGCTTCAAGTAGTGGAGTTCCATTTGCATAATGATCATCTAGCGCTGCGTGGATACGGCTACCAAAAGCTAGAGCACCAGTTTTATCACGAAACTTTGGCTGTAGACGGCGGTAATAAGCAAGCCACCACTTACGACGGCAATCCTTAAATGTTTGTAGTTCAGAGTTAGATAATCTTATTACACCACTCATAGAACACCTGCCTTATCATCCTTGAGCAACTTCATCAGTTGATCCTTGTCTCGAACAATTTGTTCAAAGTTATCTGACTTTGTTTCTAATACTTGTAAAACTCTTTCTTCAATAGTTCCCTCTGTTACATAATCCATAATCAAGATAGAGTCGTGGATTTCGCTACCAATACGGTGCACACGGTCTAGAGCCTGACGATGATCAACTAGTGACCAAGGTCGCTGTAGCATAACAAGACGGCGAGCAGCGGTCAACGTGATACCGACACCACCTGCCTGAGCGGTAAAAAGAACCCACTTGATGTTTCCTGCTTGGAAATCATCTACGGCTCTCTGACGCTCATCTTCGTTTTGAGCACCAGTAATCAGTCCGTGCTTAATTCCAGCCTTAGTCATTTCTGCACTAAGAAGATCAATTAACTGACGAGATACGGCGCAGACTGCAACAGAGTCATCGCCAAAGTCACCATTCTTAATATCATCCATAAGTGAATCCACCTTACAAGATGGCCCAGCAAGAAGAGTCTTCATCTCTCCAGTTGATTCGTCAACTTCCATAGTCGCGTAAGAACTAGCAAACTGAAGTAAACGAGTTGTCTGAGTCAAGATACTTGGAGCGGTAACTGCATCACCATTTTCAAGCTCAGCAATCATTGTGTCACGCATCTGATCGTAAGCCTTTTTTTGCTTAGTTGACATCTCAATATCACGACGCTCATTCATAACTGGTGGTAGCCAAGGAAGTACAACCTTCTTAAGCATACGACGCATTACAGGATTAACGCTCTTATGAAACTCATCTTCCATATGCGGCTTAACTCCAATAACCATCATTCCACCAAAAGCGTTAAGCATGATGTCAATCATTCGATCAATCCACTTTGTCTTTGATGGCCAATCGATAGGAGAGAGCCAATGAAGGATTGACCACAGGTCAACAACATCTTTAGCAATTGGAGTACCAGTAAGTGCAAAACGAATAGGAGCATCACCAGTTGCAGCCCATAAAGCACGGGTCTGCTTAGACTTTGGTTCCTTAGATCGATGGATTTCATCAGCAACTACAGCTTGAAAATCAATCTTATTGAGTTCACGAGGATGAACCTCGCAACGAGTCTCTGTAATACTTGGATCTTGACCGCCCATATCAACGCACTTAACTAAAGCAATAGAGCCGTAGCCAGCTAGCCTCGAGTGTGAGCGAAGTGATTCCCAGTTAATAATAAATACTTCTGCTTCTTCGTTAGCAAACTGCTTTTTGCGTTGAACTGCAGAACCCTTGATAACTTGAGTCTTTACTCCCGGCCACCACTTCTCAAACTCTCTAGCCCAGTTCTTCTTCAATGTGTTAGGGCAGACAATAAGTGCAGGGAATACATCTTCTCCATTATCTTGAAGTCTCTTAAGAGCACGGATTGCTTGAGCAGTCTTACCAAGGCCGGGCTCATCGGCTAGAAGTGCACGCTTTGCGGTGCTAAGAAAGGCTACGCCAGCCCTTTGGTGCGGGAAAAGGTCTTCATC